CCGGATCGCCCGTTGGACTGGCTGGTGTACATGAAAGCCGGTGGTAAAGACCCGGATGCGATAGCGATCGAGTACGGGCACTTCCCGTCCGGCGTTTTCGCACCGGAACGGTACGGCAAGGTCACGAAAGCCCCTGCGGGCCTCTACATTTTGACGCGGGCGGCAGGGTTGGACGGTTCGATGTCCATCAGTTCCGGGCGTTCTAGAGGTAAACGCTGATGTCACGTATGCCTCGCGTTCAAGCGTTAGTCATCCCGCTTCTGCGGGAGGAGTTCCCTGATGTGCAGGTCACATCCTGGGGTGCCGATATCGACTTCAGGAAGTTCCCGATCCTGAACATCAGGCGGGTCGGTGGTGTCCGGCACATGACCAAACCGAAGCAGTTAGATAAGAGCGTCATCGAATTGTCGGCGTACACCACTGTGGGGTTGCCGGAAACTGAGCAACTGTACATGGATGCACTTGAGGTGCTGTATGACGCTGTGGCTCAACAGAAAATCATGGACGCAGGTTACCTGCATTCCATCAAGGAAACGATGGGTATGACCCAGTTTTCCTCTTTGTACATGGACTCCTGGCGAGTCCAGGGACTTATTGCACTTGGGGTTCGTCCCCTCACTCAAATAACCAGGAGTAATTAGAAATGCCAATCAATAACGATGCGGTGTTGACCGCAGCTACCGGGTTCATTTTCACGGCCCCGCTGGGGACCGCCCGCCCCACCCCGACTGAGGTTGCGGCGCTGGTCACCCCGAAACTGCTTCTTGAAGCCGGTGTCGAGGATGTTGTGGTTGACCCGGATGCCGATGCTGACGCTGGCGGCAAGGCCGGTGGCCGTTCGGCTGTGGTTGCTGATGCGAAGACCACACTGCCTGTGGCGTGGGTCAACGTGGGCCATACCAGCCGGGGAGATTTACCGGAGTTCGGGTACGACGGTGGTGACACCGAGGTTCGTGGGACGTGGCAGAACGAGTCGCTGCGCGAAATCGAAACGGACCCGTATGTGGATTACATCACCTTCAAGTTGCACCAGTTCGATAAGGATTCGTTCGAGCTTTACTACGGCAAGGACGCTCTTCCCACCACTACTGGTGTTTATGGGGTGTCGGGTAACGCCGAGCCTGTTGAGAAGGCTCTGTTCATTCTCATCATCGACGGCACCAACAAGATCGGTTTCCACGCCCATAAGGCTTCGTTCCGGCGTGACGATTCCGTTGAACTGGCGACTGATGAGTTCGCCGCGCTGCCGATCAAGGCGACTTTCCTCAACCACAACGCTGAGGTCAAGTTCTCCTGGATCAGCGCCACCCTGTTCCCGTCCCCGTAGTTAGACCGGGAGGGGGAAGTGGTCTTGGCGGGCCGTCCCTTCCCCCTCCCTTTGACCCGCCACCCTAGGCCCGCCATAAACTTTTGAAAGGTTCGCCATGTCAAACATTTTCACTTTGGATTCGATGCGCGAGGAAATTGAACGCGAGTTCGCCCCGTGCCAGTTCGAACTGCCGGAAGGCAAAGTTGTCACACTCCGCAACATTCTTCGTATCCCGAAGTCTGACCGGGAGAAGGTGTACACCCTCCTTGACGAGTTGACTGACATCAACAAGTCAGACGATGACGGTGGCCTGGTGGCTACCGAGAAGTCCGCTGAGGTTGCCCTCAAGATTCTGCCGTTGGTGGCTGACAGCGACAAGCTGGGCCGTCAACTGGTCGAGGCCATTGAGGAGGATTTGGCGTTGACGTTGCGTGTGTTCTCCGCGTGGATGGAGGGAACCCAGGCGGGGGAAGCGTAGGACTCGCACAGCTTATTGACGAGTACGGCGAGCATCTGGCCGCTGATCTGCTGGAACATTACAGGGTTGACCTGCGGGACATTTTTGATCCGCAGGCACGCCTGACCCCTTTGTATCTGCTTGTGCTGATTCGCGGTTTGCCTGACGATTGCCGTTTCAACGCGGAACGCAGGGGCGGTCAGGAGTTCCGGGGTTGGGGCACGTCCAGGTATGTGTCAGTCGCAACCGTCAACGCTGTGCGAGCGTTGCAGTACACGTATGTGGCTGCACATTCGAAGTCCCGCCCTCGCCCACCGGAGCCGTTCCCGACACCGGATGGGGTTCACCAGAAGAAGTTTGGTCCGGGTTCGTTTGCATTTATGGCGGCGCAGCAGTTAGCCGCAGGTCAGAAAGAGGATTAGATGGCGGGTCCGGGTGGCAGTCAGGTAGGGCAGGTTTATATCCGGGTTGTGCCGGATGCCAGTGGTTTCCGCAGGAAGCTTGACGCGCAACTGCGTAGCCAGTTGGCGGGCGTAGACCGGAACGTCAAGGTCATTGCGGATGTCGATGCTAGGACGGCGGGGGTCAGGGAGAAAATCCAGGCTGGCCTGTCCGGTTTGAGTGTCGATGTCGATACGAACTTCCGCCAGGAAGCATTGGATCGTCTTCAGCAGGCTTTAGCGCAGGTTCGGTCAGAGGCCGATAAGGCACTGTTCGATGATGCGGGCAGAGGTTTGGCGATCCGTGTCCGGGCGGAACTGGATCAGGCCAGTAAGGCTGAGATACGTTCGGAGTTGCAGGCGTTAGAACGGTTGACCTTCAGACTTGAACCGCGACTGGATGACAGTTTGGGTGACAGGATTCGGGCGCGGCTAGCTTTGGAGCGCCTTGCTGTCCCTGTAGAGCCTGTTGTGAAACCGGGCTACAAGGAGCGGATACAAGCCCGACTGGATGCGAGGAAGTTCACCGTCCCGGTTAACGTTGACTGGGACCGCAATGGGTTGACACGAGGTTTGGCTTCCGTTGGGACTACAGCCTTTACAACTATCTCCAAAGGGCTGTACAACGTCGGTAGCGGTATCGCTACGGTTGTTGGCGGGTTGGCGCGTATGCGCCAAGGGACGCTGCTGGTTTTGGCTGTGCTGGCGCTGATTGCGCCCGCACTGGCTTTGATATCCGGTCTGATTGTCACCCTTCCGGCTGCGTTCGCGGCGATCACCGTACCCATTGCGGCGATAGCCCTTGGGTTGGATGGCATTAAGAAAGCCGCCGAGGTTTCCAAAGCGGAGTTCGAGTCACTGAAGAAGGTGATGAGTGACCGTTGGCAGGCTAATCTCACCCCGGTCTTCGAGCAGTTGAATCAGCTTGGCCCCATGCTGCGTGAGTCGATGCCGAAAGTTGCAGACGGCTTGACTGCAATGGCGCAAGGTTTCACCGATGCGGTGACCAGCGCACCCGGTATGGCCGCGATCAAGAATACTATCGAAAATATCGGTGAGGCTCTTGGCAGGTCTAAGCAAGGTGTAACAGACTTCACCAACGGTTTGTTGAATCTTGTTTCCGCTCTGTCGGATAAGTTCCCCGGACTAGCTGACGCATTTAACCGGACGGGTAAGTCTTTCCTGGACTGGGTTGATAAGATCACCGAGAAAGGCCCAGGAGGGGTTTCGCAGTTAGACACTGCGATGAAGTCCCTTGGGGACACCCTGACTGCGCTTAACGGTTTGTTGGGAGACTTTTTCCGATCTGGTTGGGATAACCTGACTAACGGCGATTTCGCTGGCAATATGCGAAGTTTTGTCGATAGTATCCGCAGCCTTGTGCAGGACACGCTGCCTGCTTTGGCTCGCGGGTTCGAGGGTATCGCTTCGGCTTTGAAACCGGTAGCGGTGATAGTTGATGCTATTGACAAAACCCTGTCGGCTCTTGGGGCGAAACTCCCAGACGTTAATGATTTCAAAAATGAGTTGTCTGGTGGGTCTGTCGATAAACTCTTATGGGGCGACAAGGTCGGCGGTTGGATCGAAGGTCTTCGCGCCAAGATCAAGGGTGAAACCAAAGAGGTAGGTCAGGAAGCAGCCGCTAGTTTGGCTGACGGGCTGGCTCAAGGTTTGGACGCTGGCGCTTCACTAGGTGCCGCATCGTTTGGTGGCCTGGATAAGGTCGGTCAAGCTGTTTCGGAGCAGATCAAGAACGCGGTGAAGGTTTCCGCCGAGGATCAAAAGCAGGCGTTGCGTTCAGCGTTCACCGCTGGCGGTGTGGATACCGCTGTGTCGCAACAGTTGACTCAGCAGGTTACGGCTGCGGTCCAGGGCGCTAAGAACGCTATGGCGAACCTTGGCCCGGAGTTGCAAGGTTTGATCGACACCGCTCTGATGCCGTTGGCGACTATCGCTGACAGGGTTGGGCAGGCGTTCTCCACGATGGGACCGGCGATCAACAACGCGTTCATTGCGGCTATGGCCGGTGTGCGTAATACGATCACCGGTCTGTTCGCGTTCATGGTTCTCGCTATCGGCACGCAAACTTCGAAGATCAGTAACTCTATCGGTCAGGCGTTCCAGGGTGCCCCGCAGCAAGTCGGGGCGGCTTTGGCTGGTGTCCCCGGTGCTGTCGCGGGTGCGTTGGCCCCTGCGATTGCTGCCGCCGCTAACGCGGCTGTCGGGATGTTGCAGGCCATGAACGCCGGGTTGGCTGCGCTGCCTGCGGTTGTGCAGGCGTGGTTCGGTGCGGTCCCGGCAACTATCCAGGGTGCTATGGCACCGGCTATAGGGACGGTTGCTGCGGTGTGCCAGCAGGTTGTGTCAACGATGCTGTCATTCGCTGGGGCTGCGGAGCAGGCTGGTACGGCTATCGGCGCATCGTTCGCTAAGGGTATTGCGTCGGCTACCGATCTGGTTATCGCTTCGGCTGGCGCGTTGATGAACGCTGCCCGCGCATTCTTCCCCGCATCACCCGCCGAGAAAGGTCCGTTCTCCGGTAAAGGCTGGGTCACCTATTCAGGTCAGTCAATCGGTGAAGGTTTCTCGCAAGGGCTAAGGGACTCCACGAGCGGTGTGGTTAGCACCGCGAAGGAGTTGATGCAGGCGTTGAAGGATGTTTTCGGCACCGCCGAGGGTGTGAACTTCAACTTCATCTTCGGTGGAGGTGCCGCTGCGGCGGCAGGCGGTTCATTCGCAGGTATCGGCAACCAGATGTCATCCATTGCCTCGTCGGCGCAGAACTTCCAAACATCAATGGACAGCGCAGCAACCTCCCTGGCACCCATTGCCAGTGGGGACATCAAGGACCAGATCGACGCATTAACCCAGCAGCTTCTTGACCTGGAAATCCAGCGTAAGACGTTGATGCAGCAGAAGTATTCGGGTGCAGACAACGGTGCGTTGAAGGCGCAGTTGGATCAGATCGCCGCGCAGAAGAATGCGTTGGGGTTGCAGAAAGATCAACTGAACTACCAGTTGAAGTACGGCGGGGCGGTCAACCAGACCACGCAGGGTTATCAGGATCAGATCAAGAGCCTGCAAAAGATGCCGTTGGATTTCGCTATGGCTACTGGCAACCAGTTCCTGTCCGATCTGGGTTGGTCCGGCCAGGGTGCTATCCCGTCACTGATGCAGCAGGGTGTTGATTTCGGTTCCCAGTTTGTGTTCAACGTGGCGAACATGGATGACGCACTGTCCGGCCAGAAGGTTCTACAGAACAGGCAAATGCAAGCAACCATTGGGAGATAACGTGAAACCTGACACCGTAGTCGTGCTAGAGGGTGTCAACGGGGAACGGTTCACTATCGCCGGACCTAAAGCCGGGGATAAAGGTGTGTACCTGGGGACCGGGTTGAAAGAATTTTATGACCCTGCGGTGAAGGTGGTGTCGGAGGAGCCTGGGAATTACCCCGGCTCCAGGTATCTGAATCACCGGGTGTTGCGCCGTGATCTTGTGTTCGCGGTGGAGATTCTGGATGACCCTTCTAAGAACGTGTCGTGGTTGTCGAGGGATTCGGAGTGGCGTAAGGCTTGGAGTTTCGAGAGGGACTGCAAGCTTTATGTCACCACCCCGGAGTCCGGGACACGGTATTTGAAGGTTCGGTTGTTGGAGTCCCCTCAGGTGGACACCACCATTGATCCTCGTATGCACACCATTAACCGTGTGTCGATGGTGTGTGTGGCTAATGACCCGTTCTGGTGGGGTGAGGATGAGATTCACACCGCTGTAACGAAAACGGACACCAGTTTCGACCCGAATGCCCTCAATCTGCCGTGGCCCTGGCCGCAGAACGAACTGCCCAAGGAAACACTGTTCATTGATGTCCCGAAGGTCAATCCGACTGACCAGATCATCTGGCCTAAATGGTCGGTTCCTGGTTCAACGTATGCCCCGGCTGAGCCGTTTGTGCCGTGGCTGCCGTGGCTGGGTGCCCCGAAATCGCGGGCGACGATCTGGACTTTGCCTGATTATTCGTGGCAGGAGGACGATCAGAAGAACCGTAGGCTTCGGTTGCCTGGTTTGATCGGCGGGTTGCGTACCAACGAGATTCAGCAGCTTGTGATCGACGGTAGGCCGACTGGCGGCAGTTTCAAGTTGAAGTTCGGTTCGGAAACCACCAGCAACATCCCGCATAACGCTACCGCTAAGCAGATTCAGGATTCGTTGGTGGCGTTGGCGCAGATCGCTGCCGGGGATGTTGAGGTCACCCGCAACGCGGCCGTCAACGAAAAGCAAACCGTGGAGTTGACCGGTGGTGCTACAGGTGGTTCGTTCCGGCTTGCGTTCGAGGACAATTGGACTGACTGGATTCCGTTCAACGCGATTGCGTTGAACGTGTATGCCGCTTTGGCGGCGCTCCCCCAGGTGTCGATGGTCGGTGT